TCGGAGGTGCCAGTATGATCCAGCGCAAGCGGCTTTGGTATGTGGAGGGACTAAATGCCCTCCGGCACAAGGTGGGTGAATATTTTTGGACGGCTTCGAGCTCGGAGGCGCGGATGGAGTGGAGCCTTCGTTTCGGGGGGATTCCAACCCACTGGAGGTTGGAGAAATGAGCGGGGCGGATTTTTTACGCTTGGCGGGCTATGCCTGGGAATTTGTGTGGCTGATGGGCCCGGCGGTTTTTTTGGCGGGGCTGACCTGGAGGGTGTCGAGATGATTGAAAAGCATTATTCGCCGACCGAGCTGGCGAAGATCCTGGGCATCTCGCGGGCGGGAATGCACCTGCGGCTGCATGATGGGACATTCGGCCATGTCCGGCTCGGGGATCGGGTGTTGATTCCTGAGAGCGAGGTCCAGCGGGTGCTGGATCAGTGCCGGATCGAGGGAGCCCACGCCCGGCCAGCTCGGCCAGCGCACCGACGCAATCTTTTTGCCCACGCCTAAGCCATGCCGGACCCTGCCGCCGATCCGGCTTTTTTTTGTGCCAAAAATTCTGATGGGGTAAATACCCCAGAGGGAAACACCCCATTGCAGGCCGTGAAAACCGCCGCTGCCGCCGCGCCTTTTCTTTTTTCTGAGGAGGAAATCGGGGCTGAGAAACTGGAAGCCACGGGAGAGTTCAGCGGGGAAAGGCTGCTGGCTCGAAAGCCGGAGACTTACCGGGCCGTTGTGCGGATGTTGGCCGAGGGGTTGAGCATGTCGAGCATTGCCCGGGCTCTGGGAGTGTCGCGCAACACGGTGGCGGCTGTCCGGGAGCGGGAAGGGTTTTCTATAGAGCAGGATAAAAAAGAGCTTCTGAGGGATTTTCGCAGGGCTGCCCGGCTGTCGGTCGAAAGGGCGATCGAGTTGGTTCCGCACATTCAGACGGCCAAAGATGCGGCGATCGTAGCGGCAGTGATGACCGACAAGTTGCAACTACTGAGCGGCGAGGCGACGAGCCGGGTAGAGAAAGTCGAGGTCAACCAGGACAAGCTGGCAGAGATGTTGGCCTCGCTGCCGGTCTTGGAAGCTGAGCTTGTCCCGCTAACCGGTCCAAGCGCCGCCGCGCCGGAACAAAAGGGGGGCGCTGCCCTGCCTGGCGTGATGCCTGCCGGGCTTGGCTCTGATTCGTTATCAGAAGGTCTGCCCTCGTTTACAGATAAAAGCTCGGCGATGTCCGCCACTTTGTCCGCCACTTCGCCCGCCGCCGCCGGTGTCGAGCCGGTCGAGGGCGAGGCCGGGCTGGTCGATCAGGAGGGGGGGGAGGGGGTCGCGGATTTTGCACCCCCCCCATCACAACCCACTGGTTTGGGTTCACAGAAAATTTTTGACAAAGGGGTCTCTGATGCCCCGCAGGACGCTTCGGATTCATCCACCCTACCATGAGCACTAAAAATAAAAAAAACGCCGCGCCGGAGCCTTCTCCGGCTCAGGATACGCCGCCCGCCCAGCCGGTGCCGGAGTATATCACCGCCCGCCTCCTTGGGCATGAGATCAACAAGGAGTTCCTGACCCTCTCGATTCCGGACGGGGCAGGGGGGTTCTCGCGGGTGCGGATGCGCGTGGCCCGCCGACTTGCCCATTGCTTCAAAAAAAACGCCGTCGTCCGTGTGCGCCGCACGAACGATCCACTTGTAGTCGAACCCTTTCCCTCGATTTTATGAAAAAACAACCCGTTGTTCTCTACTCCACCCCCTCGGAATCAGTGGCTTTGTTCCGCCGATTTCTCGAAAAACAATCCCCCCGCGTCACCGCCGCCGCCTTCCTCTCTGCCCTTCGCGCCCGCCGCCATAGGAGGTCCCTATGAAGTCCCGCCTCGTCGTCATAGACACCGAGACTGGCGGCCTGGATCCCGAGCGCCACGCCCTCCTGAGCGTCGCCGCCGTGGATAGCACGGATGGCGAGGCATTTGTCGGCCTCATCCGCCCCCACGCCGATTGGATCACCGAGCCCGAAGCCCTCGCCAAGAACGGCTTCACCCTCGAATTTCTGCAAAAAAACGGACGCCCCGAGCGCGAAGTCCTCCAAGACCTCGCCCTCTGGCTGGCCCAGCGCCGGTTCAGCCTCCTTGCCGGGTGCAATGTCGCCTTCGACCGCGACTTCCTCAAAGCCGCCTTCGCCCGCCACGGCCTGACCTGGCCTATGCACAAGAGCATCGACCTCCAAGCCGCCGCGTGGCTCGCCTACGAGGCCGGTCGGCTCCCGCTCCCCGAGGGCAAAGACGGCCTGCCCCGCCTCAGCCTCGACCACATCGCCGCCGCCATGGGCTTCTCCCGATCCAGCAGCGTCCACAACGCCCTGGAAGACGCCCTCATGACCACCGCCTGCCTCCGCCGCCTCATCGACCGCCTCTCCGCCCCCACCATCGTATGAAAAAAAACGGCCAGCATTTCCTTGAAAACTACGACCGCGACGACGCCCGCGCCGGTTGGAAATTTCCCTCCAATGGCGGCAAAGACATCGACGCAGCCTGCCGCCGCTGGATCGAAAAAAACACCCCCCCCTCAAAAAAGAAACGCCGCTTCGGCTCCTACTAATTATGAACGCAAAAATCGAAAGCGAAATCTGGGACGACCCCGATTTCATGGAACTCCAAGACACCGAAAAGCTCGCCGTCTTCTGGGTTCTCACCAAAGTCAACCTCCTCGGCTATGTCGAGATCACCCCTCGGAAGTTCTCCCGCGACATCGAAGCCCCTTTCCATGTCATCGAAGGAGCTTGCAAGGGGCTTCCGAGGGGCTTCGTCCGCACCGAGCGCGGCGTCTGGTGCCGCAACTATATCCGCAAGCAATTCGGTTTCGGGCAGTCGCTTGTGCGTTCTCACATGGCAAAAAGCATCCGCAAGCAAATGGAGAATGTTCCCGAAGAAGTCTGCCTTTTGATTCTGCAAGAATATCCCGAAATCTCTCCATGCCCGAAGGGCCTTGGTAGCTCCTTGGAAGCTACAATAGAAAGAGAAGGAGAAAGAGAAATAGAAAGAGAAGGAGAAACTCTTTTGCTCGAAGCCGAGACTTCCGCCCCGGCAACTCCCGATCCTCTCCTGACACGAATCCGAAATCTCTTCAACCTTCGAGACTCCACCCCGCTCGACACTTCCTCCCTCCGAGCTTGGGAAAAAAATAAAAAAAGCGCCGCGGCCCTCACCGAAAACGAGTGGCGCACCCTCGAATGGGCCTACCGCCAAAAAGAAGGCCCCGCCGCGCAGTTCCGCCGCAAGGACTTATCCACCCTGCTAAACAACCTCCTCGCCGAAGTCACCCGCGCCCGCGATTGGGCCACCCGCTCCGGCTACCACCCCAGCGCCGCCGCCTCCGCCCCCGTCGAACCCACTGGCTGGCGAGACCTTATCGAGTCCGAACACCCCGAATGCAACCTCACCACCTGGGCCGCTCTCCCCGACAGCATGAAAGCCTGGGTGCGCGAAAAACAACGCGAACTTTCCGCAGCCTAAACAAAACAAAAACAACATGATCCACTACATCGAAACCATCCAAGAACCCACCGAAGGCCCCCGCGTCGTCACCCGCCACCACCCCGATTGCGTCAATGACTTCCTCCGCTGGCAGGTCGGCATCTACACCGCCCGCCCCGTCGAAGAACCTCTCTATGAGACCATTTACGACGAGAATGGCCAGCCCATCCTCACCGAGTCCGACGCCATCCAGCACCGCCTCATCGGCTACGAGACGAACCCCACCGTCTTTGTCAAAGTCTTCCACCTCCTCGGCTTCGGCGCGGATCTCAAAATCGCCACCGCCGCCGCCGCACCCAAGCTCGCCGCCCTCGCCGCCTGAGATGAAAAACTCCCTACCCGAAAACCTCCTCGCCGAGCGAGCCGTCCTCGGAGCCGCCATCGCCGATGGCCGCCACGCCGATGCCGTGTTGGAAGTCGTGAGTCCCGACCAGCTCACGCACCCCGCCCACCGCCTCATCCTCGCCTGCCTCGCCACCATGCGCCAGGAGGCCCGGCCCGTCGATCTCATCCTCGTCACCACCGAGTTGGAAAAGCTCGGCCAGCTCGAAGAGTGCGGCGGCCATCTCGGCCTCACCGAGTTAGCCCAAGACCTCGCCGTCACGGCGAACTGGCGCTACTACGCCGCCGAAGTCCTCGACATCTGGCGACGCCGCTCCATGCGCCAAGCCGCCCTCGCCATGGCCGAAGCCGCCAACGACCCCGCCCTTACCACCGACGACGCCATGGAACGCTGCGAAGTCGCCCTCTACGGCCTCCGCGAGCAATCCACCAGGGGAAACCCCGTCTCCCATTGCAAAACCGCCGTCCTCGCCGCCGTCGATCACATCGAGAAAGTCTATGCCAACCGAGGCCAATGCGTCGGCCTCTCCACCGGCATCCACGATCTCGACCGCTCCACCGGCGGATTCCTCGGCGGCCAGATGATCATCATCGCCGCCCGCCCCGCCTGCGGCAAATCCGCCCTCGGCATGCAATTCGCCCTCCACGCCGCCATGGAAGCCGCCGTGCCCACCCTTGTCTTCTCCGTCGAAATGCCCAGCACCGAACTCATGGTCCGCGCCCTCTGCTCCGAAGCCGGGGTCGATCTCCAGCGCATCCGCGACGGCTTCCTCGGCACCGCCCAGCTCTCCGGCGTCGGAGCCGCCGCCGGGCGACTCGCCCAGGCCAAGCTCTACCTCGACGACACCCCCGGCCTCACCGTCGCCCAATTCCGCTCCCGCGCCCGCCGCGCCAAGACCCAGCACGGCCTCGGCCTCATCGTCGTCGATTACCTGCAATTCATGCACGGCAGCAGCAAGAGGGCAGGGGAGAGCCGCGCCCTCGAAGTCAGCGAGATCAGCAAAGCCATCAAGACCACCGCCAAAGAGTTAAACATCCCCATCATCGCCCTCGCCCAGCTCAACCGCGACGCCGACGAAGGCAGCAAGCCGAAGCTCTCGAACCTCCGCGAGTCCGGCAGCATCGAGCAAGACGCCGACACCGTGCTCCTCATCCACCGCCTCGACAAAAACAAAAAACGCGACGCCGACGAAGAGCCCATGGATCACAACACCCTGCTCATCTTGGCAAAACAAAGAAACGGCCCCACCCCCGAGATCAAACTCAACTTCATCGGCCAGCACACCGTCTTCCGCAATGTCACCGAAAAACAATACAGCAACAACCAGAACGAAAGACAGAAATGAAAACATACTTAGTAAAATGGGCCAACGGAGATTTCTCCATTTTAACAGCAGAAAATGAATACGACCTGTTTTGGGCAGTTGATCAAGAAGGTGATCCGACAGGTTTCAAGACTAAAGTTTACGAGCTTCCGGAATATTTTCATATAGCATTTGAAAAGAATGTAAAAGGAAAATTTGTTTCAAACTTTATAAATTATCCAGAAGGAAAGAAAAAAGTCAAATTTCAATCAGCAGAAAGCTATTACTAAAATGAAAACATCCATCCAATGGCACCCCGCCAGCACGCCGCCTGACACCGACATCACCGTCCTCGTCCACCTCGCCGATGGCGAAGTCTGGACCGGCTTTCTCGACGCCGACACCTGGCGCTATGTCAGCGGCGACCGCATCGAAGCCGCAGTCCTCCACTGGGCCGACTTTCCTTCACCGCCAACCACCAAAACAAAACCCACCAAATGACCCTCAACCACCACTCCACCCGCACGCTCACCGAGCACACCTACCGCCTCACCGACGACTCCGACCACAGCCTCGGAAACATCGTCATCACCTTCGAGAACGGCAGGTTTTTGAAATGCGACTTCCCGTTTCGCGGCACCTACACCCGCGAGCAATGGGCCGTCCTCGCCGAGATCGAAGCCGAAATCCAGCGCCTCATCCTCGGCAAACAACCCATCGACCGCTTCTTCGAGTTATGAGCCAATCCATCGACCCCGCCATCGCCTGTCCCGCCTGCCGCCGCGAGTGGCAGGACCACCCCGGCGTCGCGCATTGTTGCCGACTTGCCACCGAGTTAGCCGCCAGCCTGCGCGACATCCTCACCTATGTTCGCGCCCCCGAATACTCCCGCGACATCACCGAGCAGGAAATCTTCTTCGACCTCATGGAAAACGCCCGCCGCCTCGTCGTCAAAGCCGGGCACTTCCAAAACCTCCCACCGGAACCCCACCTATGAGCGCCACCCCCGAAACAGACAAACTCCTGGCCGATTGGCTAAAAGGCCGCAGCGAAAAGATCCCCGATTTCGCCGCCCTCGCCCGGCGGCTAGAACGCGAGCGCGACGAGGCGAGGGAGGCGTTGATGAAGATCGAAGATGTGTTTGTCGATGGCGAGGATACCTACGAAGACTGGAGAACAATGGGCAACATTGCCAGAGCGGCGTTGGAGGACAAGGTATGAAATCCATCCGACTCTCTCCAAACACGATCATATCCGTTTGCGAGATGCCTGACAATGAGATCGTCGTCAACGGAAAGGCTTGGAAATTCGACTTCGACCGTCGCTTAGGCCCGTTGTGGCTCAAAAAGGATGGATCGGAAAGGAAATGCCAGAACCCCAACAAGGCGGTCTGGGAGAAATTCGAGAAGTGGTTCAAAAAGAATTACAAAAAATGAGATACGAAGTCTTTTGCGACATGGCTTACTTCGACCAATGGGCAGTGCGTCCGGTCGGCGTGAGCCGCTGGGGACATTGCTACCACTTGCCTAGCAAAGAGGAAGCCGAGGGATTGGCGAAGCAACTTGAGGAGTTGGAGGCCGAGCGTGACGATGCGCGAGATTGGCTCGGTTCTTACAAAGAATCTGTGGCAATCGCTGCCCGAGAGATCAATAACCTTGAAAACAAGAACGCCAAGCTCCGCGACATAGCGGAGAGGGCGATTGGGTTAGCAGTGCAATACTACGATGGGCCATGCGAACGCGATGCAGCAAAACTCCGCGCCGAACTCGACCAACTCAAGGAGGCCGCAAAATGAGCGACACCCCTGAGACGGACGCCAAAGTTTCCGGACACATTGGATTCTATTCGTGTGCAACGGTTCCCGCTGAATTGTGCCGCCGCA